GCGTCGTGCGGCACCAGGCCCACCCGCTGGCAGTGATCCACCAGCTCCTCTCCGGTCATGGCTCGCCCGCTCTTGGTGAGTGCCTCGAGGATCGCCGCACGGGCCGCGTCGGTGTCGAAGCCGGCCACCCGCACCGCCTTCGCCGTGCAGGCCGCCGCGGGCTTCTCGAACAGCGGCAGCGACGCGATCGCTTCGTCTGTTGTTTGCAGCGTCATGGTCAGTCCCCCGTCCAGTTCGTGCCGGCCCGCGGGCCGGCGTAGCCGAGTTGCTGTTTCGTGTTGCCCCACCGCTTGAACCACGCCGCACGCACGGCCAGCTCGTCGGCGTATGGCCTTTCCAGTTCCATAGACTCCCTTGCCACCGCATTGGCGATCACCATCGCGGCATGGCGGTCGGCCGCCGTGTTGATGGCTTCGATTGCGTCCTCGATAGTCATGCCCCGCTCCTTGCGGCAGCGATCACCGCGTCCAAGTGCTCCTGGCCGTAGTGCCAGTGGCCGTGATGCTTCACCTTTGGTTTTGGAAGGTGTGCAATCGCCATCCTCACCTCGTACCGCGAGAAACGTCGGTTGGCGGCCTCTGTCCCGGCAGCAATGAGGTCGCTGCAGCGGATCCAGGTCCGGTCGCGGTCGCCCCGCAACTGCATGAACGTCACTTCGCCTACGTTGCAAGTCATTTCACAATCCTTTGTGTGTGTGTGTGCCGCGTAACGTGCGGCTGACGGTCGGAGTCACCGGCCATGCTGGTGGAGAAGCCACCCGGCCCCCGGCTGCGGAGTTATGTCGCGACCACCGCTTGCGCTCTCCCCGCGGCCGATGAATCGGCAGCCGCTACGGCCGGGAGCGGCCGGAGTGAGTCGAGTGTCTTCTGCATTTCTGCGATCCTCTTCCCCAGTTCCATAGCAGCGACCACGTCAGCCGCTTCGCGAGTCGGCGACCACTCAGCGGCCGGCTGCAGCTCGTCGAGGTACTGTCGCTTGACGTATGTGAAGTCTCCGACTTTGACGGTCTCGCCGGAGAACTTGCCGACGCGGCCATCTGGAAAGACGTATGTGAGGTAGACGGTTGCCATTGGTTTTCTCTTTTCGCGAAAGTGGAATGTCAGAAAGGAATGTCGTCGCTGGATGCACCGCTGGCCGCGTCGGCCTTCTGCGTGGCGGTGCGGTTCACCGGCCGATCTCGGATCTCCTTCGGAAGCGGGTCCGCGTTGGGCTTGTATTTCATGACCTTCACGAAGTCGTTGCCGGCCTTGCTAAGTGCAATCACCGTCTCGACAGTGACGACCTGGCCTTTGAGTTGGCTTTCATCCCACTCGCCGGCTGGCGGGTCGACGCGAGCCGACCGGCACAATGCTTCGACCGACCCGCGGCGGTCGCACGGGATCGAGTCGAAGACGGCTTTGATTCCCTTGCCGAAGTCGAGCCGCACGGTGAGGCACGTTCCCTCTGCGTTGGTCTTCGATTTCGCCCAATCCTTGGGCTGCATCTTCACCCACCCGATGGTGGCGACGTGCGTCCCGTCCGGGCAGAGCTGCTCGGCGGCGGTGCTCGTCGCGGTGTCGGTTGCTTCTCCGAAATCGTCCCAGTTCATGTCTCAATCTCCGGGGTGTGCTTGTTTCCGATCTTCACAATGCGATCCGCGTCGCCGATGAGGGCGTCGTCGATGATCGACTTCGCCCGGTTGAATGACACGGCCCCACGCTTGAATGCCAGTGCCGTGTCCTCCACGATTTGCATGGCCGCCGAATGGCGGGCTTCGTGTTCGCGTTCTTCCGTGCTGCTCATGACGTAACCTCCTGTGGGTCGAGCTGCTCATGCCGCTTGTTGATCTCGCCGTCCAGCTTGTTCCGCTGGCTCTCGGTGAGGTCACCGGCCGTTACGGCCTTGTCGGCCTCATCGGCGATCTGCCCAAGCTCCTCAACGGTGTTCGCAGCCCGGACGCGGTCGAGCCATCCGGCCTTGGGAGCCGATGCCGGCGTTACACCAGCGAATAGCGGGGCGAGAGCCTCGATCGTCATGGGCAGTTCCGGGGCCAATCCGTAGCGGTTTTTGGCGTCGAAAGCCGCCGTCCGCTCGGCGTGCAGCACACGCTCCCGACCACCCTTGGCCCTGGTCCTGCCGTCCTCGCCGGCCACCAGCTTCGTGCGGTAGTTGGCGAAGAGGATGCAATCGGCCCACTCTTTCACCAGCGGCCCCGACTGCTTGGTCAGCTTCAACTCGTAGCGGTCGTAGCCCTCGTCCATGTCGGGCGGGCTCACCCGCTTGACGGTGGAGTGGCCCACCATCACGACGTTGACGCCCTGGTCGATCAGCGAGTCGCAGACCGACAAAAGCCGGCCCACCGACTCGGCCACCATCGTGTAGCCCTTGCCGAATCCGAAATCCTCGATCGACCGCTTGTTGGCCTTCTTGAGAAGGTGGTCGATCAGAAGCCGCTCGGCCCAGTCGATCGAGTCGATCACGACCGTCTTGAAGCCTTGGTTGTCGCGAATCAGTTCGTGGAGGGCACCTTCAAGGTCCATCCACGACGAAACCGAAACGCGAGCCACGTCTAGGTGGTTCGTGCCGTCCTCTGTGTCGAGCACCACCGCATTTGGAAACTGGCTTGCCAGCGTTGACTTGCCGATCCCCTCGACGCCGTAGGCGATGACTCGCTTCGCCGTCTGCCGTACACCCCGTGTGATCTTCATATTTGAATCCCTTCTTCTTGAGCCCATCTCTCCATTTCACTCACGGCCGTGCGGACCATCCTCACGTCGCCGTCAAAACTCCGACTCTGCCCTTCGACCGCACCGACACTCGTGAGCATCAGTCGTGCAGCCCGAAGCAGCTTTAGCGCCCGGCAAATCCCCAATGCGGCCTTGCCGTCCACCACCTTCACACTCGCCCGTTTCGGGTCCACTCCGCTCGGCATTGAGTTCGCTCCTTCTGATAGACACATGACGCGGTGCGTCGATTCCGATCCTGACCACCGGCTGGTAGCCGTCGACCTTGTAGATCGCGGTGACGAGCACCGTGATGTCCGGGCCGATCTGGATCGCTTCGTCCACGCGACGACTGAGAACTAGCACCGCTTACTCCGTTTCTTGGCCGGTTCGCCAGCCCTGGCTCGCCGGGGTTGCTCCTGACAATGCCCCGCTCCGCGGGGCTCCTTTCCGCCGCGATACGTCGCGGCGGCATCCGTGAACGATCCGCTGATTGCCTCGCCGTACCACGATTTTCCGGTGCGGTCCTGCCGGATTCGCACCTCGGCCAGCCGACGCATGGCGTCCGGCTCGTCGCACAGCAGTCCGGCCACACGGTCTGCCAGCGTTTCCAGGTCGGAGATCGCTTCGCGAGCCATGTCGTGTACGGCCTCGAGGTCGCCCAACTGCAGCCGCTTGTCGATGTCCAAATCGATCGTCTCGTTGAGCGGCAGCCGCCGCGTGCAGAAGCCCCTCGCGGTGAGTGCCCGGATCATCAGTCGGTGGGCTACTGGTGCTATGTCGCTCGCAGCGGCACGGACAGCGTCCGCACGTTGACCGGGGCGGCATCCGGCGGGGTGTAGTCGCACCGCGTCACCCGACGCCGGTACTCCTCGTCCGGCGACCAGCTCATCCGGATCGCGGACGCGAGCAACTGGATGGTTGGCTCGGTTGGGTCGGCGTGATCTTGCTCCCGCTCGCGGTAGCTTCTTGCGTTGTCCATCTCGGCCTCCTCGTTCTTTGAGGGCGGCCAGCGATTTGCGTCTTGCAGTCATCGGCGGTTCCCTCGCCTATTGGTCCTGCCGATCACCGTGATCGGCTACTGGTTCTCTCGGGTGGGCCAACTGTACCTATGTTCACCGGTTGGTCAAACGATTTTTTTTCGCGTGGCGCTCGGCGGAAAGCAGTGTTTGGGGAGTTGAAATCTTGGGGCCAACATTACGGTTATCGGTAAAGAAGTCACGACCGAAGCCGCATCAGCGATCCAAGGGTGCGGAATCTTTACGCTTATCGGTAAAGAAGTCAACACCAAAAATCGGAAGTTCTTGCGGTTGTGAAAAACCGCTGGTTATCGCGGCTTTTTCTTGGCCCGTCGCCCTTGCTTGACCTTTGAGGCCTGGGCCTCGGCCTTGCGGACGTTGGAGTGCGGGGCCAGCTGTGGCCGCAGTTGCTTGCACCCCTCGACACTGACCATCCAGGCCTTGCCGTTGAACTTGAAGCCCTCGAGACGGCCTTCGCGAATCCTGAGTCGAATGAGTCCGTCCGTGCAGCCTGCGATTTCGCACGCTTCCTCGACCGAGCACCACTTACCGTCTGGCGTCATGGAAACCATGCTCCAACTCTACCGACATCGGTAGTCGAGTCAAACTGTCCAATCCGCCCGACCACCTCGACCCGCAAATCCGGCCCAGCCGTTTGCTTCGGCCGCTCCGGACTGCGAGAGTCGAGGTGTCGGGCAGATTTCTAGTGGAGGCGAGGGGAGTCGAATACCTAGGAGGGGTAATGTACGACCGTTCACTTCTCGGGCAGACTGCTCGGCATAAACACCAAGAGGGTAGATGCCATGTCGAAGATGACGGTGAGAGAGGTTACGGAGCGTTACGCTCTGCTACGGGAGTTGAAGCCAGCGACGGTCGTGCTGTACCGGATGCTTTGGGATCGGTTTGAGCGATACCTTGGCCGTCCGGCCACCGTCGAGGACCTGGACGACTTGGTGGTCGCCCGGTATCTCCGATGGCGGGCTGAGACAGTTGCGTGGGCCGGGAGGACGCCGAGCCCCGCGAGCGTGCGGAAGGATCGCGTGATGATTTCCGCCGTCTGGACCTACGCGGCCAAGAAGAAGATGACAGCAGACTTCCCTGAGCTGCCGCGGGTGAAGGTGCCAGAGAAACTTCCGGTCGGTCGTGCGTACACCGCCGACGACGTGGGGAAGTTGATCCGGACGGCGAAGCGTCGCATCGGGAAGGTGGGCGGGCTGCCTGCGAAATGGTGGTGGCCGACGTTGCTGTACGCCGCCCTATGCACCGGCGAAAGATTTACCGCGTTGACCTCGCTGCGTTGGGGCCAGGTTGACCTCGAGCGACGGCGATTGCTGTTTCTCGCGTTGACCCGCAAGGGCAGCACGAGGGACTTGGAGCGGTCGATCACGCCGCAGCTTGCGGAGATGATGGCCGAGCAGCGTCGCGGGCCGGAGGATCTTGTCTGGCCGTGGGATCGGCGGACTCGCTCCCAGTGGGCGTCGCTCAAGGTGCTGTGCGGCACCGCTGGGGTGAAGTATCGAGGCTTCCACGGGCTTCGGAGGACGGCAGCGTCTTACGCCGCCGCCAAGCATGGCACCGAAGCGGCGACGATGATGCTCGACCACTACGATCCGCGGCTGCAGCGGGTATATGTCGACCCGCTCATCTGCCCATCGACGTTCGACTCGCTTGCGGGGCTGCCCGAAATCGACCTCGGAGACGGGGCTGGCGTGTGATCTGCGGGGCGTTTGGCTACAAGGCCGCCGCGATCAGCGGCGGCCGGTTGTTGGCTTTTGGCGGGCTTTTCGGGCGTCAGAGTGACTTTGCTGGGC